AATAGAGTACTTTGTAGCTTCTTCTTAATATTTATAATAAAATTAAATTTAAATAAAAATGGCATTAACTTATAGATCAGTAAAAGGTTCAGCATTAACAATAACCGAACTAGATGATAATTTTAGATATTTTACTGGATCCCATAGCATAACAGGATCGTTAGATATAACTGGAAGTTTAGTAATAACTGGATCAGTTGATCTAGTTGATGGTGGCGCATTAAATGTAGCATCATCTGTATCAGCATCTTCACTTATAGTAGATTATGATAATGTAGGAGGATATGCATTAAGAATTACTAGTTCTGATGGGTATGAAACAAGTATTTTAGTTTCAAATCTCCCAAATTCTGAAGTTACTACAACAGGATCTTTTTGGGTATCAGGAAGTGCAGCAGGCAGCCAATCAGGTTCACAGTACTTAATGGTATTTACAGGAGTATAATTTAAAAGTTAAAAAAAAGTAAAAATATAGGGATTCAAATTGAGTCCCTTTTTTTCATATTTATAACAAAATATAAATTATGAATATACCTATTTGGCCGGGTTCAAGTTCATTCCAACCAGGAGAAACTCCATTTGGTTTTTACGATAATGATGCAGAGTTTAGAAAGGATGCTGACAAAGTAGCTGTTTTTTGTGCTAATAGATTAGGGTATCCCTTAGTTGACGTAGAATTACAATCAGGGTCTTTTTATACTGCATTTGAAGAAGCTGTAACAATCTATGGTAATGAAATTTGGGCTTACATAGTTAGAGATAATATTCTTGATTTAGAGGGATTACCTATTCTTACTGAATTAAATGAAACCATAATAAAACCAAGCTTCCAATCTATTGTAAGATTAACAGAACAATATGCAGATGAAGCTGGAGTTGGGGGTACAATCCCTTGGTACTCAGGTTCTTTCGATTTACAAAAAGATCAACAAAATTATAGTTTTGAAACTTTTATGACAGCAAGTGGGTTTACTGGCTCAGAATATTCTCAAGGTATTGAAGTAAAAAGAGTATTTTATGAACCACCAATCCCAGCATCTGCTCAATATTTAGATCCTTATACTGGGTTTGGGTTTGGAGGAACAATAGCTGCAGGTTTAGTAGGTGTAGGTGGATTTGGAGGAGACTACAGTTATCTTTTAATGCCATTGAGTTATGATATGCAAATCATTCAACAAATTGAAATGAATGAAATGGTTAGACGTAGTAATTTTTCTTTTGAAATCCACGCTAATGATTTAAAAATATTCCCTAGGCCCGTTAAAACAGAAGGTAAACTTTGGTTTCAGTATATTTTTGTTAAAGACAGGCAAGAAAGTGTTGTAGAATGTGCTAAGGATAAAGTTACTAATGTTTCAAATGCTAATTTTAAAAATCCTGTTTACAGCCTAATTAATTCAATTGGCCGACAATGGATATTTGAAATGACTTTAGCCATTGCAAAAGAAATGTTAGGGTATGTTAGAGGTAAATACTCAAGTATTCCTATCCCAAATGCTGAAGTTAATTTAAACCAAGGAGATTTACTAAGTGCTGCAACAGCAGAAAAAACAGCTTTAATAGAAAGATTAAGAGCTTATTTAGATGAAACTTCTAGAGCTGCTTTATTAAATAGAAAAGCACAAGAAGCAGAATCTAAAATGGTTGAATTACAACAAGTCCCATGGACAATTTATGTAGGATAATATGGCAATGTTTACAAGACAGAGAGATGTTTCTCTGGTAAGAAAATTAAATAGAGAACTAATGGGTAATATCATTACCCAACAGTGTGCTTTATATCAATTTAAATTAGAAGAAACTAAAGTTAATATCTATGGTGAAGCTGCTGAAGCTAAATTTTATGATGGCCCCTTTTTATTTAATGTATTAATCAATAGAGAAGATCAAACATTTGGAATTGAAGATGATGGAATTGGATTTAATCAGGGAATTGATTTTTATTTTCTAAGAGATGATTTAGTAGACGCCAATGTAGTACCAGAAGTTGGGGATATAGTTCTTTATCAAGATGATTACTATGGAGTTCAAAGTACAGTGTCAAACCAATATTTTGGGGGCAAAAACCCAGACTACCCCAATAATAATTCTGATGGCACACTCAACCCATTAAATCCAGACTTAGATCAATTTGGTAATAATTTATCAATATTAGTAAACACTTACTATATACCAGCTGATAAAGTAGCAATTTCACCTTATATTGAAAGAATGTAATGAGTAAAGTAAGAAAACCCATACCAAAAACACAAAGGCAACTTAGTATTGAACAACAAAAAGCGTTTGATATTAAAAGAGGCAACCCTAATGCTAGCATTAATCCTAATGAATCTCAAACTGGAATTGATTTTAATAGATCAACCAAATTAAGTTACAAAGAAGATGATGTAAAACCTTTTTCTATTGGGATTCAAGATTTAGACGAAGCTGTTTTTTATTATTTTAATAATGTTATTAAACCTTTTGTTTATCAAAATGGAGAAAGAAGAAATGTTCCTATAATTTATGGGGCCCCTGAAAGGTGGAAATCATTTCAAAGAGATGGATACTATAGAGACAAATCAGGTGCTATTATGATGCCAATTATAGTATTAAAAAGAGATTCAATTACTAAAGATAGATCGGTATCTAATAAACTAGACGCTAATGGAGTAAATTTATATGGCTCTTTTCAAAAGAAATATAGCCCAGATAACTTTTATAATAATTTTGCAGTATTGAATAACAGAAAACCTGTAAAAGAACATTATGCAGTTGCAATGCCAGATTTTGTTACTTTAGAATATAGTTGTATTATACAAACTTATTACATGGAACAATTAAATAAAATAATTGAAGCATGTGAATATGCTTCTGATGCATATTGGGGTAATCCTGAAAGATTTAAATTTAGAGCTTTTATAGATAGTTTTACTACAGCAACAGAACTAACACAAGGTAAAGATAGATTAGTTAAAGGTACATTCGGTATTAATTTACGAGGGTATATTATACCTGATACTATCCAAAAAGAAATGAATTCAATATCTAAATGGAATTCTAAATCTAAAGTTACAATTAATTTTGAAACAACAAGTAATACTGATACATTTAAACCAGGAGTAAAAACATTTCCTGGTGGACAAACTAGACAAGAATAATTTGGTCTATTTAAATTAGTTTTTTATATTATAGTTACTAAAATTAAAGTTATTCATACTTAATGCCTATCAAACCTAAAATTTTTGCAATTGGGAGTTATGTCGGAACTACCGGTTATGCTAATCATACTAGAGAATTTTATAGAGAACTTTCTAAGTCTTATGATTTAAAAATTAGAAATTTTACTTGCGGTAAAACATGGGAAGGACTAAATGACGAGCCCCATAATAAAGAAAATTACTTTACAGAATTAGATAAAAAACTATTAGTAGAACAATCTTTATGGGATCATGATAAAAATATTCTCCACCATCCAATTTATAGTTCATATCCTAATAACTTTGAACATAATGTAAACATTATTTTAAATGAAACAGACCATCATTATTATTACCATAATTATGAAGGGCCTAAAATAGCATATAATGTTTGGGAATCAACTAGACAACCAGAAGGATTTTTTGAAAGGTTAAAAGAATATGATCAAATATGGGTTCCCTCAAAGTGGCAAAGAGAATGTACTATTGAACAAGGTATGGATCCTGATAAAGTTAAAGTAGTACCTGAAGCTGTAGATGGTAATACTTTTAAACCTAACCAAGATGCAACCCTCCCAGAATATGATGATGGAAGATTTAAATTTATTTTATTTGGTAGATTTGATTATAGAAAAGCAAGTAAAGAAATTATTGAATCTTTTTTAAAGGAATTTGATAAAGATGAACCAGTAGATTTAGTGGTATCTATTGACAACCCATTTGCTAGGGATAAATTTGAAAGTACCGAAGATAGATTAAAGTATTATAAACTAGATGATCCCAGAGTTAAAGTAAAACATTTTCCTACTAGGGAAGAATATATAAAATATTTACAAAAAGGTCATGTGTTTTTATCTTGTGCCCGAGCTGAAGGGTGGAATTTACCTTTAATTGAAGCTATGGCTTGTGGTACACCCTCAATTTATTCTAACTGTAGTGCACAATTAGAATTCGCAGAAGGAATGGGCTTACCAGTAGACATAGCATCAATGTCAGATGCTAAAATGGGGGAATATGGAAGTTGGGCACAAGACTTATTAGAAGGA